CTTTATCTGTGAGCATTAGCTCAGTATTCTTATATAAGTCTGATATTTCTTCCTCTGTTAGTGTTAGCTCAAATCAGTGGAAGCTAAATCATTTCACTATGTCAAAGTATGGATCGGGTATCCAACACATAGGGGAGTAAAGTCTTTTTCTAGGAGACTGTGTTACTTTGTCCCATCATTCATCTACTGCTAGATATATTCAGTAGTCTACTTCATCAGCTATTTTCTTATAACAAATCTGGTCTTCATCTAGTTCTTCATAATCAAACTTCAATAGGTTATTCCATGTTTTAGCATATTCATCATCTCATCTTTTTCTTCCTTGTATCTCTACAAGTGGTCTGTTCTTATATAAACTTGATATAAAAAGATTTCTGCTTGTATACAGGCTCTTACTTCTGACTGTCTTTCAGTCTTCCATTTTCTCTCAGTTTATATTGTATGCTTTGATATAGTCTTCTAGGATAGGTCTTTTCTTGATAGCAACTGCAGCTCATGCATCATATTCTTGAGCTACTTTTTGCTGGATTTCATCGTAAGTCCACCCTTTGATTTTCTGTATCATTCTTTGAGTCGTAATGTTTACCATCTCTAATATGATTAAATAAATTTTATGATCGTGAATCTATAATCTTTCATTTCTGACTTGTTCAGTCGTAAAGCTCATTCACTACCGCTAAATATCTAAACGAATCAGCACCATGAGAGCTCCGATCATGCTCAGGTCATTTAAAAGTCTGCCTCTTCTCATCCAATTCCTTGTGATAATTCTTTAAACATTTTCTCAGTCGTTCAGTCTTTTCTTTATCAAACCAGCAGAACTGTAATATTGCCCTTACTGCATTGATTCAGTCTAATACTGATAGCTTAGGAACTATTTGAATGTCTGTAAATCCGTATTCATACATTTTCTCTTCTACTGTCTTTCAGGTCTGTAAACTTCTGGCTTGAGCGTCATGAGGAAGCCACATAGTTGAATATCTATAAGCTTTCTCTTTTAGTATAGATACGTAATGAGCCAATCACTCTCAGTTATTCTCATAGTAATCTATAACTCTGATTTCCTTTCAGAATCTCTGCCAAAATGTTATAGCAGTAGAATCGTTTATCCCTAAGTCCCAAACAGTGAAGACATCCAAAGCTGGATCATACGGAAGAGTTGTTATCCTTCATGCTTTCTCTAGCTGAGTTAGTATCTCTGCATAATAAGATCCATTTATTCACGCATCAAATGAGCAGTAATACTCTTGCTGAAAGATAGCATCGCTCCCATTCTTCAGAATTATCTCTTTCTTTTCAGACTCTAATACTTCCTTGCTAATCGCTTGTGTGTCATCTACTGTCTGAATTGATACCATCCAGTCAGGATTCTCTTTAGCCATATCTAATAACTCTTTAGCATGATTATCTCATCTAGGAGTGAAATTAAATATAGCCCATCATCCATTCTCTGCTAATATAGGTCTTAGGAAATCCCATACAGCAGGAGACTGTAATGAATACTCAGAGAATACTATTCAGATAGGATTAGTTCAGACAATGGAGTCCACATTATCAGATCATATAATCTGAATAATGCTTCAGTTAATCAGCTCCACTTTCATCTCTGTGTCGTTTTTCTTTTTAATGATCTCATTAGGAATATGATTTATCGTCTTCCATCAGTCTTTATCTATTCAGTCCCATGCAGCTTTCTTTCACTGAGAGTAAGTTGGGAATACGTAGTAATAGATTCAGACATCTTCCATAGCTTTCTTCACTATGATGTTGAAGCAAGCCTTATCTTTTCATGCTCTACGATGTCGTACCATGATTATTCTCTTGATTCAGTTATCTATAGCTTCAAATATAGGTAGCTGATAATCTCTAGGAATAAAGTGGTAGGGGATAGTTAATTCTGTCATCTGTCTTTTTTATAAGATATAACATTGATGCTTATGTCTCAGCTCTGTTCTACCTTGTCAGTAAACATCTTGAAATACTTTCAGATTTTCTCTAATGCACTATTCGCTCATGCTGAATCAAATCTATAAACAGCCGCCTTTACTTCTTCTCAGTCTTCATCTTCCACATAAGTTGTAACTTGTTTTCAGTTCTTGAATGTTACAGGTTGGGCTTCCATACATTTCTCAGCGACATCCTTTAGATTTTGTAACACCCATTCTACACTAAGTCAGAGTTTTCATGCAATGTCATCTGTTTTAGATTTTAAGAAGTCTTGAATGTGGACATTTGTCAACAGCCTTGAAGCCTGTCTTCTAGCAGAATCATCAGTTCATCAGTAGACTTGTTTGTAAGCTCTAGTTCAGTTAAAATCTTTTAGGTACTCTAGACAGAACATTTTTTGTTTTTCGTTTAGTTCTTTCTTCATGATGATAGTGTCTCTATATAAACGGTTGGCATTATAATCAGTTTTAAAAAAATGGCGGAAAATAAATCTGAATAAGAAAAGGAGAGGTTTTACTCTCCAATTCCAATAGACTAAACAATGAAGAAGAACTACACTACACTAATCGTAGCAGCTACATTATACCCAAATTTTTATTTTTGGCGGAATATTGTTTTTCTATTTCATTCTTCATTTTGATTTTAGCTCTATTGAGTATGTCATCTATCTTGCTATGATGTACATTTAGTAGGAGAGCTATCTTTCTTGCGGATATTTTTTGTCAGCGAAACTCATATTTAAAGTAAAGCTCAAAAAGCATATCATATAAATCTGATCTTTCATCTGGTCTAAAATATCTCACAAGTTTGATCACATGATCTTTTTCGTAGCATATAGTAACTCAGAAAACTGACTCTTCTTCCCAGAGCCTTCACTGAGTAAACATCTTCCTGAGTTTCTTATCCAGCATTAGTCCTTTAGCTTATAATATCAATTACCATCCTCATCTTCTCATACAAACTCTATGAGGTTGTTCTCTGGCAATTTCTCATCTTCTAACTCTTCATAGATCTTTAATAGCTTCTCTATCATTGCTAGGATTCTTTCTTTAGTCATTTTTTGATTTTTTGTCGGTAAAAAGTAAAATAAATCTGTCTAATAAACTTTTTTTTGGTTTCGGTATTTGTATTTTATTTTTTTTGCCCTTTTGAAGCCTCTGCTCTACTTTCTTAACTTCATGAAAGTCTAAAACTTGGATATTCTCTTCTTTGTTTATCTGCCTTCTTCTGATCTCATCCTGTATTGGATGCTTAGGGGTTTTGTCCCTTACATTGTATTCTACTCTTGGAGTATAGACAGCATCGTGTAAATTCATTATTTTTAATCTGTTCACAAATGCAGAGTAGCTTAGTGGTGTATTACCTAGTGCTTTTTGCCTTTGACAATGGATTTGATGGTAATACTTTAAGTCTCATCTTTGGAAGTTAGGCATGGTGGATGTGTTGGTTACAAACTAAAGAAGAAATCTGTCTGCATAATAAGTCTATAGTTTTATGGCTCTCTTCTAGCCTTAGATTTAGCTCTACTATTATCTTCTCTAGCTCGTATATCTCTTTCTCTTTCTTGTCTAATTCTTTAATCTTTTTGTTTAATGAGATCTGCGTCAATCTCTCTCAGGTACTTACGTGTTTAGTCATGGTTTTTTGTTTAAAAAATAAAAAATCTGACTATAAAGCCAGTCTCTTTGAAAATCTTATGATTTTATTTGTGTATTTGTCTATAATATCCTGTATATCCGCCGTATCTAGTTTATGTATCTTCTTACTTTCAGAGATCATTAAATCTACTGTGTCTATTCAGTATTTATTTTGCATATATCTAGTGTATTCAATGTAGTTTCAGTTAAGATACACATTACATCTCATACATCCTGCGTGACAATTCATCTCATCATATCTGAATAGCATACAAGCCCTAGTTATAAAGTGCATATTTTGGGCTTTTTTTCGTGGTAATCTGGCTCAGCATAAAGGACAGGTTACCATTCAGTGTCTATCACTATCTCTCAGTCTGATAAAGGTAGAAAAAACTGTATCAGCCTTCTGGATTAGCTTAGATCTTGTGGGTTTCTTTGCTTTTTGTTTTTTTGGCATAACGCAAAACGCCTTACTGTATAAAGTAAGGCTCTATCTTGATCTATCACACCTAATTATATTCGTGAATCAGCTATTTTCAAGCGATTTTTTATTATATAACTTTTAGTTATCATAGAATACAGGCTTTATCTTGAAAATATGTGTTGACTTTTGTATATATTGTTATGTGATAGATAAAAAAAGGTAGAGTCTGTTATAAGGATTTTACTTTTTAATTTAAGAATAAAATGTACTTAATTATTATTGAATTTGCTAAATGGCTAAAAACTATAAATTATTCTGATTCTACAATAAAAAATTATCTTAAAACTTTAGAATTGTTTGATAACTATGTAAGGGGAGTCTCCTTCTGAGAAAGGGGAGTAGAATATCCACACACGATAGAGCTTGAAGACATAGAAGAGTTTGCTGAGCAGGAGAAAATAAGGGGGAAAGAAATCAGAACAGTAAACAACTATTTAGCTTGAATAAAAAAATTCCTTAGATTTTGTAATCATAAAGGTCTGAATGTCATGGATCATAAGAGGATCTTATTCGCAAGAGAGCCAGAGTACAAAATAACCGCCTTAGATGAAAAAGAGATGAAAAAGCTGCTAGAGTTTATGAGAAATGATATAAACAAGGAGGAAATAGTGAGGATGAGAGATTATGCTATGTGATTAGTCCTTACTTATGGGGGATTGAGAGTGTCTGAGTTATGTAATCTGAAAGTTAGTGACATAAGGGAAAATATGCAAGTTATAGGAAAGTGATGATCCAGAAGATTAGTGTGTTTATACTCTGATCATGTTAAAGTTATAGAATTGTACTTATTTCTAAGAAGAAAATTAAAAATAAACTCTGATTATGTTTTTGTATCTCATTCTAACAATTCCAAGTGAAAGCCTTTAAGTAGAGCTAGTGTAGAAGAAATAATATCCAAAGCATGAAAAAAAGTCTGAATACAAGTCCGACCACACCGCCTCCGCCACACCTGTGCTACTCAAATGTTAACACATGGCGGAGATATAACGTATATAAGCCAGATTCTTTGACACAAGAATATTACAACTACTCAGACTTATTTAGATTATTGCAATGACAAACTGAGGAAAACACAACTTTTGATTCCTAAATTGTAGGGGAGTAATGATCCTCTACTTTCTTTTTTAGGAAATTGTGCCAACTACCCTAGTTTAAATAGTAGTTATAAAGCCACATCTAAAAAATGTGCATTTTTATTTGACTTTGAAAACGTTTTGACTATAATAAGGTGTCAATGAATGACATTACATGAGAGCTACCCAGCTCTAAAAAATTATAGATATTTACTTTGCACAATATACCTTGATACAAGTCCAGAACTGCAATTAAGTCTATATATGTAATTTAAAGTCGTTCATTGAAAGATGAGCGGCTTTTTCTTTTTAAGGCTCTATCACACAAATAAGGTCTATCACACACAGGAAAAAGCTGATAATCGCAAAAGGGTTACACAGCAGATAGAAGAACTTATTTATATTTGCTGTAGGAATGTAACCCTCCTGCAGCATATATAAGTGAGTTCTTTTTTGTTTGAGCCTTTCATGGCAACAGGAGATACTACTTATATTACAGGGAAACTCTTTTATTTCATATCCACCATTGCCATGAATAAACGAATTATTACCAGCAAGGGAGATGGTATAAACTACTTAGGGAAGGATCCTAATGGGGAATACCACAACATGAGAGAGTTTGAGGGGGGATTCTTTGAGATTGTGTACGAGATTTGAAAGGGACTCGTACCAAAATGAGAAATCCTTACCAAAGACCAATTTATTTTACAAAAGTAAAACACAAATGAGAAAGTCAGAAATTAAAGAGGCATTTCTCATTAAGAAAGAGTATTGGAATGTAATACAAAGATGGAAAGTTGAACAGAAAGCTGACCTATTAGAATGTATATTTACCTACCAAACAACAGGGGACTACCACACAGAGTCAGAAAGAGTTGACGATATGATGATTACACTAATAGAATTTCGGAATAAGAATAATGAAAGATATGATGAAATATGCGAGCAGAACAGACTAATAGCTTTACAAAGAGAGGCAAAGAAAAGAGAAAAGAACACGAAACAGCACGACCGTGCACAGTCGTACACGAACAGCACGGATAAAGATAAAGATAAAGATATAGATATAGATAAAGAAGAAGATAAAGAATCTAATAAGAAAGAAAAAATAAATAAAAAGAAATTTCTTGAATTTGTTTTGCTTACAGAAGAAGAACACTCCAAACTTATAGAGAAATTCTGACAGAAACACACAGATGAATTGATAGATAAACTAAACAATTACATCTGATCTACATGAAAAAGGTATAAATCACACTACTACACAATTCTAAGCCGAAGTAAGAATGAGCCAGCAACTACCACACAAAGTCAAGCTGAGCTTATGAAAGAAAGAGAAAGACAGAGAATTAGAGAAGAGGCACAAGCGATTTTATCTCCTAAACAAAATGAAAATGGAAAATCCATTCAAACTGAATGATATAACCGAAGAACAAATTTTAAAAGTAGTTAAGTATTTTGACACTTATAAGAATTGACATTGAGATACAAGCTGAGAAAGAGAATCACAAATCCGAATCCGATATTGAATCTTGCATAACAGAGAATGATTTACAGTAGATATAGCAGAACAAAAGAAAGCTGAGAAATTCAAAAGGGATGGAGAATCTTACAGATGGAGAAAAGAACAAGAGATAAATGATCACTTGAAAGAGTATAGACAGCAGAACTACTGAACAGAGTGAACTTATGATTTAATGAGAACTTATAACCGAGAAGATGGAAGACAAATAAATATCTGAATAATGGTACAAGATAATGATGGAATAAAACGAACTCATGCAGTAGATATTGAAGAAAGACAAAATCCTGATTACTTTCAGGAGATAGTAAAAAGATTTAACTTAGTAATAGACTAAACAATGGAGAAACTACTAAAGCTCATAAATGAGTACGAAGAAAGCAGATGGACAACGATAGATGACTGACTTACAGAAGAAGAGAGAGAAGAATGAGTAATAATTGAAGAAACACCAATGTGGAGTGAATACGAATGACATCTGCGACATTGTAATGCTAATAAAGTAGCATTTGAGAAAGACACATTTGATGCTTATGCACTAAGCAAAAAATATGGATTTATCAGATGGTTAAATGATAGAGATATGCTTAAACCTAAGGAGATATACCAACAAGCAATATTAGATCAGATAAAAGAATGACATGAATGGGAAGCATATACTCAATGGCTAGCTCTATCAGATAACCCAATATCAGATTTAATCTCTATGCTAAAATAAAATGGAAAGCCACGAACACCAAAGACAGCTTAGAGAAATCCAAGCTAGAAGAATAGCTTACTTAGAGAGTAAGAAAGATAACAGACTAATAGCTTTACATCTTAAAAGACTAAAGGAAAATGACAGAAGAAACTAATAAATCTACCTTATTTGAAAAGGTAATGAAAATCCAATGATCTGTATCAGTGAAGAAGGATGGTAAAAATCCATTCTATAAATCTGAATACATCACACTAGATAATCTCATGGACAAATTGCAGCCATTGTTAGATAGAGAATGACTAATGGTATTCAATGTGAATATCCCATGATGAGTTAGGACTATTGTAACAGATCTGACTGATACGATTAGCTCAGAATTTACAGTAGATAATCTTGTAGATCCGCAAGCTCTTTGAAAAGTAATCACGTACTGACGTAGATATAATCTGACCAGCATTTTCAATATCCTAGCCGATGAAGACGATGACGCTCAGAGCTTCTATGAAAAAAAGAAACCTGCAGCAAAAAAATCTGAAAGCCGATTCCAGAAAGCAATTAGTAATACTGAATTTATGAAACAGTGCCTAGATCAGAATGACTTTATCTCAAAAATTAAAGCCAAGTACGATATAGACGATATGCAAGAAAGCCAGCTTAGAACAGCATATCAGAAAGCCACAGAAGAAGAAATACCTGATTTACCTTTCTGAGATTAGAATGGAGATACTAGACAAAGCAGACCACCTAATGAGAGTAGGAACAGTTGAAGACATCATGGACTTCATGCCTGATCTCCTACTCTTTATAGTGAAGGTGGACGATCAGAATGCAGAGAATGAGATAAACCTAGACTGAGTGGAGAATGCTGAATATATCAGACTCAAAAAGCAGAAGAAGGACTGACAGAATACCTACTCAGACATGGATATAAACAAACTTGCAAAGCACAAGGCAAGACAGGTCTATGATAGACTGCCAGCCGACAAAAAGATAGCCGAACATCTAAAGATGTACATGGAGCAGCTAAAACAGAGAAAGATAGATCTCCAGTCTTTAGACAAAAAAACAAGGGAGGCTATGTAATTTATTCTTTAAACTATCCAATGAAAACAAAACTACTTAAAATCTTATGAATTATCCTAGTTATAATCGTAGTAATTATAGCTATTTGCACACGATGAACAGCAAGTGCAATAAACCCCAACTCAGAGAAAATAGCAGAGCTTAGCTATCAAGTGAATGAGCTAGAAAGCCATAAAAATCTATGCTTAGATAATCTACCTTATCAAGAGAGTATAGATAATGCTAACTGAATACACACCTACTGTGATATGTATGATGAGTTAATCATGCAGTATCAAGCAGAAATAGAAAAGCTGAAAGTATGGAGACCTGCAGCTAGTGAAACTGAGACGGCTTGATCGTCAGAGATACGAGAGCCATGAATGGTAAGTTGAGATCAGCAAGTGATGCCAAACATTGTAGCCGATACTTCACATGAGAGATTTAAGAAACTCTGTGAGGCATACTGACTAGATGCTAGTACGATATGGCAAGTAGAAAATCACTACTGAATCAAAGAGTGAGTAATAGCTTGTATAACGGTAGCAGAGACAAGCTGAGGGAATAGATGAGCTTGAGGTAAGAATATCTGAAGTGTATGAAGTAATGACAGAGGTCAGAGACCTGTGTATGCTTTAATGGAAGCAGGATTAGAAGCTATAGGTAAAACTCTGAATAACAGATACTTAGGTAGCATTCAGACTTTATGATGTTTGAGTAATGCAGGTAGCTGTCCACAATGGGATAATAACTGACATAGATATGCTACAAGCGACTGAAACCGACAAAGGAATATGGTAGCTTGTTTAAGCACAATCTACTGAAGTATAGATGCAAAAGTTTTTAACATTAGAAGATAACAAACATGGAGAAAGAAGACAAACTAATAGAGGTACTAGCACGAATAATGATCTGACTTATTATTGGTGTATGTATATGGTGGAACTATGAGATTTCAATTCCTTACTAAAAATAAATATGCAAATATATAGTCAAAAATCTGAATACACACTTTTGCAAGGTAATATGCTTGATATGTGAGATTTCGTGGAGGGGGGTACGATAGACTCTATCGTTACTGATCCTCCATACGAACTTAATTTCATGTGAAAAGGTTGGGACAATTCATGAATAGCATTTCATCCTGATACATGGAAAAGATGTTTAGAAGCATTAAAGCCTTGATGATACTTACTAGCCTTTGGAGGTAGTAGAACATATCATAGAATAGCCTGTGCTATTGAAGATGCAGGATTTGAAATAAGGGACTGTATTATGTGGTTATATGGTAGTTGATTTCCTAAGAGTATGAATATAGGTTTAGCAATAGATAAGAAAAACTGAGTAGATAATAGAACAGGGAATATAAAAACTGATTGAAAATGAACTGATAGTGGTAGCTGATGCTATAATATGAATAATTGAGATAGTAACATGAAGAAAGAATATGAAGAAAGAAAAGCAACTAATGAACGAGCTTGATGGGGAACAGCATTAAAGCCAAGCTATGAGCCAATAATAGTAGCAAGAAAGCCTTTAGAGTGAAGTTGTACTGATAATGTTATTAAATACTGAGTATGAGGAATAAATATTGATGAGTGTAGAGTTGATACAAGTGATAATTTGAATTGATGAACATACTCTAAAACTAATGAATATTTACAACATGAGATATACTGAAAATATAAGAAACTAGATAAAACTCAGTATGAACAGCCAACAGGTCGTTTCCCTGCTAATACAATACTGACTTATTGAGATGATGATAAAGAAGAAGTATGTTGATGATTCCCTGATACTAAAAGCTGAAGTAAAATGTCATTTGGTAGTGTAAGAAAAGCACAGCCTGATAATACATACCAATTATGATTTACAAAGCATGAGAACAGCTGACAGACAGCACCTGATAATTACTGAGATAGTGGTAATGCTAGTAGATACTACTATTGTGCGAAAGCGAGTAGGAGAGATAGAGATGAGGGATTAGGCACAGAGATAATTATAGACATTATTTTAACAGATAAAAATTGAAAGATATGGAAAGGAGAGAACATAATACTAGATGAAAAGTTAGCAAATGCTGATATTGAAGCATATCTGAAAAGTGATACAGAAGAATATGGAACACTAAACAAAGAAGATTTAGATTTGAACATAATGTTGTATATGAAGAACATTTTGGAGAAATACCAGAATGAATGCAAGTCCACCACAAAGATGGGAATAAGCTCAACAACGATATATCAAATCTTGAATTGGTTAGCCCACTTGAACACAAAAGAGAGCACTCTTGATGTAAAGAAATATGATGAATTATATACAAGCCTTGTAGAAAGTGCTGAGAGCTGAAACCTGTTGACACTTACTATAAAAGGGAAAACTGAATTAGCCCACGATGTAGAGAATGCTGTGTCAAAAATGCAGTTGAGAATAAGAGAAAAAGAAAAGCACTCAACACATCCAACAGTAAAGCCATGTGATTTAATGCAATATCTAGTCAGACTTGTAACTCCTAATGGTTGAACTGTACTAGACCCATTTAACTGAAGTGGTAGTACAGGTAAAGCTGTAATGTATGAGAATAAAGATAGGAATAAGAACTATAAGTATATATGAATAGAACTTACAGAAGAATACTTACCAATAGCAAAAGCGAGAATAGAGTATGTGATAAACAAGGGAATTGAAAAAGAAAAATCTGATCCTAAACAAGAGGAACAGACTAAACAGCGAAAAGAATCAGCTTTATTTTAATTCATGTGGAGTGTCATAGCCACAGCAAGCAAAAAGTCTGACAGTCAGGTAAGTCTGACTAGAGATAGC